TAGACGTGCTGGAATCCCCGTAATTGATTATGTACCTGCAAGAGGTCGAGATAAACATACTAGAATTAACTCATGTTCCCCTGTATTTGAATCGGGTATGGTATTTGCACCGCTCCACGAACACTGGGCACAGGAAGTTATTGAGGAATGTGCAGCTTTTCCTAATGGTCAATATGATGACTATGTTGATTCTATGACCCAAGCTGTGTTAAGATATCGACAAGGTGGATTTGTTTCAACGTACTCGGACGATTGGGACGACCCGCCAATAAAATTAGAAAAAGAATATAAATATTATTAGGAGACACCATGAGTCCAAAACAAAAAAAGATAGCTGCTAAAGCTCCACCACCAGATAAAATTGATGCAAAAGATTTTGCAGTTCTAAAAGCTGAAAAAGCAAAAGGCAGAGGCATGGGTCTTCAAGATGAATCTATTAAACCTGGAAAAGTTATGAAAGCTAAAAACGGTGACTTCATGTCTACTAGCATGAAAGATGCAAGATCCGTTGCTGGCAAAAGTGGTGGAGCAGATAGTGGAACAAGAGGAGAAAATAGAAGTAAAGCTGGTGTTCAAGAAATTAAAATTAAAAAACAAATTAAAGATACTGTGAGTAAAATAAAAGACATTGCTACTTTAAAAAAATTTCATGATTTTGCTGACAAAAGAGCTAGAAAAGGTCCTACTGGAAAAGAAACGTATGAACCTATAGAAAGAAGAAAAATGGGTGGCGAGATGAAAAAACCTATGAAAGCTAAATATGGTAAAGCTATTAAAACGGAATTAAGAGCAGACCCTACAAAACCAATTAGTTCAGTCGCACCAAAAGCAAGTGATATCCTTAAAAAGAAAAAACTACCAGGAGCAATTGGAACTGCATTAGGTATTGGTGCTATGATGGTACCTGCTGCATACGCTGCTGCTAAACAATACAAAGATTATAAATCTGCTAAGAACAGAGATGAAGCTAAAGTTAAAAAAATGGGTGGTGGCATGGCTAAGAAATATTCTGTAGGCGGTGGCGCTGATATGGGTGTAAAAAGAGATTTTGATAAAATTACCGAGAGAACAAAAACATATGCAAAAGCTGAAAGCATGAAAGATAGAGACAGATTAACTAACAGCGATATTAAGCAAGCAACAAATGCAGCACCTACTGAAGTTTTAAAAAAAGCAAAAGCTTATTACGCTGCTTATAACAGAGAAGCAAGAAGAGATTTAAAACCGTCACAAAGAAAAATGGCTGGTGGTTCAGTTAAAAAATATTCTGATGGAATGTCATACAAAGATATGGAACCTTATGGTGGTAAGTATGCTAAAAAGAAAAATGAAATGAAAGCTACTGCATCTGAGAATGTTAAAAGATTAACAACTCAACCATCTGCTTATGATCCTGAAGCAAGATACTTAGTTGGAGAACGAAGAGGACGTAATTCTACAACACGAACTATCAGAAAAACAACTGACCAAGTAAATTTAAGAGAAGCTGCAAACAAATTAAAAGAAGAAGCTGGTCCAGGATTTAATGTTTCTATTAACACTAAATCAGATTTAATTAGAAAAGGACTTATTAGACCTAAACCAATGGCTAGAAGAATGGGCGGTGGCATGATGAACAAACCTATGGGTTATAAATCTGGAACAATGGTCAAAGCTAGAGGTTGCAAACTAGGTAGAACAAGACCTACAAAAATGTATTAAGGAGGGACAATGTCCCTAAGAACATTACTTGGCCTTGGTCGGAGATTAATCCGAAAGAAAACCGAACAAGTGACACCGGAAACAATTAGAACTTCAACGGTATCCGGTATCCCCGAGATCCCAACCTCTCTTCGTTCACAAACTAAAGCGCTTACTCCACAAACAGTAGCGGAGCAATCAAAAGCATTAACGGTCACCGAACCACTGGTAAAAGGACCTCCATTAATTAGTCCTATGAATAATTTACCAAAGACAGTGGTAAACACAGGAGGTGCTCCTGGTAGTAAACTTCAAACATTTGAACAAAGACCTTTATTTAGTTCTACTGCTTACGATCGTATTGCACAAAAGGGAGATGGTATGTTTACTGCAGATGAGTGGGCAGACTGGCTAACGGATCGCGGCAAACGGAACTTTAAAATATTTGGTAGAGATTTCGAAGAAGGTTATATAGCTGGTGCTAAGTTTAAATATGATACAGGTCTTGCAAAAGGTTCACACCTTTTAAACAAAGAACAACAAGTATCTTTAGAAGAATTATTTGATTCTAATATTGCAACATTTGATAGACAAGGAAATTTAACTGGTGGGCTTTTAGGAGCAGCTAAAGAATCAGGAATAAAATTACCAGGACAGATGTTAGCGGATATGGCACGATTGAACCCAGCAAATAGAATTAAAGTTATTGAAATGGGAATACCAAATCAATTACTTAGCAAAGTAGATAATGTAGTAAATGAACAATTGGCACGAGTAAAATCTATAGAAAATTCATTGAATAAAAATGTACCATTTGTTCCTGGTACTAGTCCTGTGCAAGAAACAGACGATTTCGTTGTAAATTATTTAGATAACTTAGAAGACCTTAAAAAGGGAATTAATAATTTTAGAGCATATATTAAGGGAGGCAATATTAGTGCAGCTAAAGATATTGTTAATAATATGAGCTTTACTTTTAAGAGATTAAAAAGTGATGCGACTTCATCACAGAAGTTAGCTTTAAATAAAATGCAAGGAGAAATAGATGATGTCTTACAATCTGCATCTGGTGTAAGAACCCCTAAGTACAGAGAGCAAGCAGGTTATACTTATCCCGGTGGGCAAAACTATAGAGAAGCTATTTTAGTTTTAGATGAAAGAATTCCAGGAAATAATGTAGATGGTGGTTTAAGAAGAAATCCACATTACTCAGGTGAAGAATTTAAAAACCCTTTAGCTCATATTCGTTGGGACACAAGAACAACATCAGATGGTAAAAAAGCTTTTTTGATTTCTGAAATACAATCAGATACCAACCAAGGTACATCAAGATTTTTAAGAGAAAAAGGACAAGAAGCTTTAAATACACCAATGCGAACTAATCCATATCAAAATGATGTAATTGTTAAATACTTAGCGGATAGTAGAAAAAAACTTAGTGATGAAATTTTAGGAGGCAAACTTAGACCTGCTCAAATAGAACTGAACGCTAGTAAAATTAGAAAGTTAGATGATAAAATTAAAGAGTTGACTAAAAGAACTGACACTAGTCTTGCAAAAGAGTCTACAGGAGAAATTTATAATTTTGTAACTAAGACAGATTACTACCCGCTACTAGATAGAAGTTCTCAAGTAAGAGCGTCTCTAAGTTATTTAACGGACTTAGCTCAAAAAGAAGGAATAGATTATATCGCTATTGCACCAACTAATTTAATGCAAAGAGGTATGGAACCTGGTAAAATAAAAGCTTATCAAGAATTTTATGGTTATCCAAGAGGTAATAAAACACCGGGTAGTAAATCACTTGCAGTAATACCTGATATATTTAAAAAAATAGGAAAAGACTTTGATACAAAAGTAGGAGTTATTAAAGTTTCTAAATCTGATGTAACAAAACCATATAAACGAGTAGATGATTATAAAGTTAAAATAGATGGAGATACTGTTTATGAGCAAACATCACACCCTGAAGTATCTTCAACAAATCGTCCAGATTTTGAGTTTATACCCGATAACGACTTAAGATTGTACACAGACGTTTTTTCTGTTAAAGTATCCCCTAATATGGTAAGCCGACAAAAACTTTACAAAAAAGAGGGTGGGTTTATTAGTAAATACAACTAAGGAAAAAAATGGCAGTAGAAAAAAATATTCCAGAAACTGAAGATATTTTAGAGACTGAAGTAGAAGATAGTCCTGGTGGAACTTCTGAACTTGCAGTTGAAGTGGAAGATGAAGAACCTATTCAAGAGGAAAGACCTCAAGACGATTTTAATGCAAACCTAGCTGAGAACATGGACGAAAGAGTCCTTAAAGATATGGCTAGAGAGCTTACCCAAGAATATAAAAAAGATAAATTATCTAGAAAAGAATGGGAAGACGCATACATCAAAGGCTTAGATTTATTAGGAACTAGATTTCAAGAAGTAACGAAACCATTTAAAGGAGCTTCCGGTGTCACGCATCCATTATTAGCTGAATCCGTAACACAGTTCCAAGCACAAGCGTATAAAGAATTAGTGCCATCTGATGGTCCTGTGCGAACACAGGTCGTAGGATTACAAACACAACAAACAGAACAACAAGCAGAGCGTGTTAAAGATTATATGAATTACCTGCTGATGGAGGAGATGGAAGAATATACAACTGATATGGATCAGATGTTATTTTATTTACCACTATCGGGTTCAACATTTAAAAAAGTTTATTACGATGCAATGTTAGATAGACCTGTATCTAAATTTATTCCTGCAGAAGATTTAGTGGTTCCTTATTATGCATCTGATTTAAAAGATTGTGAAAGAATTACTCACGTCATTAAAATGACTCAAAACGAGGTGATTAAAAAACAAGCTGCAGGTTTTTATAGAGACATAGAATTGATTGAATCGGATTCAGAACCGGATGATGTTCAGAAAAAATTAAATCAGTTAGAAGGAATTAAAAGAACAGGTGATGATTACTTGCATACTATTTTAGAAATGCATGTAGATTTAAATTTAGATGATTATGAAAACTTTGATGACAAAGCTAAGAAAATAAAAATACCTTACATTGTAACTGTTGATGAAGGTTCAGGTGAAATTTTATCTATTTACAGAAATTATAGACCTGATGATATTTCGTATTCTAGAATTGAATACTTTGTTCATTACAAATTTTTACCAGGATTAGGTTTTTATGGTTTTGGTTTAACTCACATGATTGGTGGTTTGTCTCAAGCGGCTACTCAATCGCTAAGACAATTAATCGATGCAGGAACTTTAAAGAATTTACCTGCAGGATTTAAGTCTAGAGGCATTAGAGTAAGAGATGATGATCAACCAATACAACCAGGAGAGTTTAGAGATGTAGATGCACCTGGTGGAAACATCAGA